GTGTCGCTGATAAGCCAATGACACGCAAACGCTCATTGAATACTTGTAGCTGTTCAATGATGTGTATGACGGTTGGTGTGATCCGATGGCATTCATCAATAATGACGGCACAGAATTGACTACCAAAGCGTTCGATTTGGTTTTTGATACTGACAGGAGTGCCAACAACTAATGGATGTTTAAGGCACGTTTCACCAACGCTTGCGCTAAAAAGTGACACGTCGTTTCCTGTGGCGCGTATCTTTTCAGCGTTTTGCTCCAGCAGTTCTTTGCTCGGCACAATGCACAAAACGTGTTTGCCTTTGCTTACCTGGTGCAATGTGTTGGCAATCTCAGCAACGATGATGGATTTTCCTGCGCCTGTTGGTAGTTCAAGAACGCAAGACTCCACATTTTTGCGTACCCATGCAATCGCTTCATCGTGTGCTTGCTGTTGATATGGGCGCATTTTTTGTTTCATGACAACTTCCAATACTCTGTTGGTTCACCGGTAAAAGCCGTGAGATCTGCATTCGGCAATAGTTCTTTGATAGCTTTAGCGTAGCTAACAGATCCTTTTTTAATTACCTTAGTTAATTTGTGACCATCAATTTCACTGTCTTTATTGTCACAGCCATTCACAATTTCTTGCAGTGTGGTTTTGGCTAATTCTTCAAGTGACGCAATTTGCGCCTTCAAATCAAAATAATACTTAACCTTGTCGTCAAGACCATCAACAGCCGCGTGTTTTGGCGCAAGATGCACAGCGGCATTTTCAAAACGCTCTGTTAAGTATTCTTCGTAGAATGCCAGTAACTTTGGCAAATTCTCCGTAATCCATGCATCGTCATAATCAACCATTTCAGTGGATGATGTAACCGGATTCCATTGATAAAATATGCACGTTTTTTTGCGCGTCACAAATAGTTGAATTTGAATCTGCGCATAGTAATGCGGTTGCTCTGCAATGGTTTTAAAAACAGGCTCCGTCGCATTGCGCAAACTAAACGGGCATTTAATCTCAATCAAGTTATCGCCAACAAATCCATCGGGTGATGCGCCTAGCCACACATCAAAAGGATGAAATCCCGTTTCTTCTATGTTGCTATAAGTTTCCATTTGGAAATCTAGTTTTGCCGCTTTCTCATAAAAAGTGCCGTACTCAGTAGCAGCGTTGCCTTTAAATTCTTTTTCTGCATTGTGCCATTCACGCACCATCGCACGCATTACATCTTTGCGCTTTTGGTTTGGTGATAGATTAAGAATTGCACCCACTGATGATGCTGTGACTCTGCCTTTGCGTTGTTCAAACCATTGCTCTGTTCTTTGTTCTATCATTTTATCTTCCTCGTAAAGATGCACGTCCATGTGCGTTAAATTGGTTAATTAAAAAGGTACGTCAGCATCATCAAACACATCATCAACAGGTGCTGGTTTAGGTGCAGGAGCTGGTGCAGGTTCTTCTGTGCTTCGTGGTGATACTGCGCCAACGTAATTGCCGGTCTTGTCGTCAATGCTCCAAATAAGGATCTTAATCAACATTGTTTTACCAGTTAACACTTGAAGTGTTTCATTGGTTGGATCTTTGTCTAGTTTTGCCAACTTACCGCCAGCGTTCTTGTCGATGTTTGCAAGCATTGCTTTTGCTTTGTCTGCTTTCTTTGGATTGTTATCCCAAACGCGCACTTTCTGGAAGATTTTGCGATTTTTGTATGCGTCGGGTTTTACAATTGTCCACTCGACATTGATGTACTCATCACCTTGAAACTGCTCAATAGATGGCTTAGTGATAATTGCCATCGCTGTTGTGCCGTCTGGAATCAGCTCATAGCTTGCTGATGCTTCAAACTTCCCAGTTGCTTCTGTTGCCGCTGATTTGCCTTCTGATGTTGTCCAAAAACTCATTGTTATACTCCTGCTTGATTAATAAATTGCGCTAAAGGATTAACGCCATACTGTACAAAAATGTCATCAACTAAACCCATACGGTTTTTGCTAACAGATGACGCTTGGCTTGTGCATTGGATAATGCGTTCACCGCTACTTGTTGCCTTTGTTTTTTTCTTTTCATCGGTTAAAACAAAAGTTTCAAGTCGCAAATAACCTACAAAGTCCACATCATCGATATAATGACTTTGCGATTTTTTTTCCATTTTCATACCAAATTGCTGATATTGATCAGCATCTGGTAGACTTATTGTGTTAAGTTCTGCGTGCGACAAGAAGACAATATTCATGTCTTTTTTGTCTGTTAAAACTTGGCAGGCTTTACGCACACGTCCGTGCATAGAGCCAAGAGCTTGATAGCCAGCACCATAACCACCTAATGCTGTGGCAAGTGCTTTGGCGTTGTTGTCGCCTTTGGTGATGTCATCAATAAACAAACGATCCAGTTTGCTTACTGAGTCAATCACCAATGTTTTGTATTGATGATCTTCTTTAATCAACGCTAAAAGTTGATTATAAATATCGCTACCAGTTTCTAAGATTGGGAATGCGTCTGGCATTGCATCAGCAGGAATTGAAGACAAGCCATCTTCAGCTCTGATAAAAATTGGCGCAGGAAACGTATTAGCCAAAGACGTTTTGCCTGTGCCAGCACCGCCATAAATGGTAAACAAACGATATTTGTTTACGGGTTTTGTAATGCTGTTAAGTAAGCTCATTGTTATCTCCAAATTGGGAAATAAAAAAAAAATATCTTTACCGAGGTTGCTATTATCCGCAAGCTGTTTATAATGTCAACATATTTTTTTATAACTTGAACAAAAGGAAATGACAATGCTTACGCCAGACGAAATCAAAACCAAATTAAAACCCATGAACATCAGTGAAGTTGCACGCTCAACCGACATATCACGTTTGACGTTACATCGCTTTATCCATGACATTGAAAAGCGCACTACTTACGACATGATCAAAAAACTTTCAGACTACTTGGAATCGTTATGAGTCAAGAATTACTCGATGCAATCCGTGCGGTTGGATTTAATCCTCCGCCATATATAAAGAACTCAGCCATCACAAGATTCCAGACGACTGGCAAGGACAAGTCGGGATGGGTATCCATGTTCGCTGACGGTAAAGGCGCAGCATTTGGCGATTGGAAATCGGGTGAGGTTCACTATTGGTTTTTAAACGGTCAAGCATCAGCGAGCGATTATGATCGCGAAGAAGCATTAAAGAAAGCCAAGGAGGAGCGTGACTTTGCGTATGCGTCTGCGGCATTTAATGCACAAGAGCTTTACGCCAAGTTACCTGCACTTGAAAGCCATGATTACTTAACGCGCAAGAACATTAAAACTGATTCTGGTTTGCGTTTGTATGCAGATCGTCTTGTTGTGCCAGTCTATGGTGCAGACGAGCAGATACAGTCATTGCAGTTCATTGCAGCAGACGGTGAAAAGCGTTTTTATACCGGTGGCAAAATGCAGGGTGGTTACTATGTAATCGGAAACCTGGGCGATACCGTTTTGATCGCAGAAGGTTTTGCAACAGGGATGACACTACATGAAGCCACAGGATTCTGCGTGGTCGTTGCGTTCAATGCAGGCAATTTAAAGCCAGTGTGCGACATGATCCGCAAAGAATATAAAGGCAGAGTGATTATCTGCGCTGACAATGATGTGTCGGGTGTTGGCGTTGAGAAAGCCAAAAAGTGTGGTGTTGACGTGCTGTATCCACCAGTTGTTGGTGAAGACTTTAACGACATGGCAATTAACAATGGATTGGATTCAGTACACAAGCTGATATGTGGTCGCAAACAAGAGCTGTTTGTGTCGGTGCAAGAGTTAATGGCTAAGATGAAGCCAGCGGATTGGGTGATAAAGGATGTGCTGGAACGAGGATCCAGCACACTCTTGTTTGGGGAATCTGGGGCGTGTAAATCTTTAGTTGCTTTAGACTGGGCGTTTTGTATTGGCACAGGCATATCTTGGCACGGACGAATGACGAAGAAGGGTCTAGTCATCTACATCGCGGGTGAAGGTCATCGTGGTTTAGCTATGCGTATGCAAGCACTAAAACAGAAATACAGTCGTGATCCAGATAACATCTATTTTAGCACAAAATCTGTGAACATGTTGAGCGCAGATGCGGTGCAACAAATCATCCAGATTATTGCAGAGATTACTGATCAAGAACCGTACGCCATATTTATTGATACATTGCACAGAAACATGCATGGTGACGAGAATTCTTCTGAAGACATGGCAATGTACCTATCCAATATTGAAATGCTCACCAAGAAGTACACCAGCGCAATTGTGACCGTTCACCATAGTGGTCATGGCGATAAAGGTCGTGCGCGTGGTAGTTCCGCCATAAAAGCAGGCATGGACGCTGAATTCTGCATGACAAAGAAATCCAAGATGGAAGTTACTTTTAGTTGCACCAAGTCAAAAGACTTTGCGGCAGGTAGCAACATGGAATTTGGTTTAAAGATTGTACCGCTGGAGGGTGAATGTTTTTATGACGATTACACGCAAGAGCAAATTGATGGTGTTTATTTAGAATATGTTGGTGTCGCTCAAGAAGAAACCACATTGAAACCATCGTCCCAAAAATGTTTGGACGGTCTAAAAAAAGCTATTTCTGCAACGCAAAAACTTGGTGATGGGCGCACACTTTTGGGCGAACGGGAATATGTGGTGTCAATTGACGAGTGGCGACCATTTGCTTATGAGGAAATCAAAGGGAACAACAGCAAGTCAAACTCCAATCGCTTCAACGAAGGACTAAAAGACCTTGTAAAACAAGAGCTTGTACGGCATGATGCTGGGTATTACTGGTTAAACAAAGATGTCCCGTGATTCCCGACTCGTCCCAAACGGGATTCGGGACAGTCGCCCGTCATTGTCCCGCCCGTCCCACACACTTTATAAGTGTGGGGGACACGGGAACGGGGACGGGAATGTAGATGGGAATATTTTTCTGTTTGTGATATAATTTTTTTTAGGTCGAAAGCCGATGAACGAGAATTTAAACAAAAGCCTTTTTTATTTCTATGAGCCAATTCTCGCTCTCTTTCGGTAGAAATTTAATGAGGCTTTTTTTTATGAGGAAAGATAATGGATTTAAGAGATATTTTTGCGGCACATGCGATGCAGGGGTTATTGGCAAGAGGATCTGCTGTGGCAATTGAAAGCGTTTCAAATATTGCGTATATTGTCGCAGATAGTATGATGGCACAAAGATTTGCTGCAGAGCATCCCGAAGACGAAGATTAACTATACAAGCACATCATGGTATTTTTATTTTTGGCGATTTATCAATGACTGTGGTGTGCTTGGTTAGTCGCCCGCTTATTCAATTCAAAACTTCCTAGGGTCACGATTGAAAAGCGGGTATTTCTCTTAGCCTACCAAGAGATTAAAACAGGAAGGAGTGTACCAAACCAGCTTGTACACAAAGAGTGGACTGGTGACAGCTTGGAAAGACAAGCACTATTCAGTATTGTGATTGATGCTTAACGGGAGCGTGTGACTTAGGGTTGCATCGTAAAGTTCGATTCTTTAATCAGTCACAATAACTTGATAGTTAATGCGCAGGCTGATGCGCAGGAAGCTGGTGAGAAACTCCATTGCATCATAACTCACGGATTGCAATAAGCCGGATATCAGCACCGGTAACTATCAACTGACCACCGACTCGGTAACAAACGGCTGTGAGAGCTAACTGGACTGCTCACTTAAGACAACTTCCAGTGGTTCGCTCCATTTTGGAACATACCGTAAATTTTAAACACGGCCACCACTCATGGTGTTTATGGCGTGGTGGTTTTTTAACTATCAATAAAAGCATTTAGGTGGTAGTGTTTTTATTGATAGTGTCAAAGCTATCGTGTGAATTGTTTCATTTTTCATTTTAATCGCGCCAGGCGGAAAGCAGTCAATTACCTGGCGCGATGCCTTGCTATCAATAAAAGCATTGCTCGCTCTCACCGCAAATGAGAACCTTGCAACCGTTAATGTTGATAAAGCGCAATAGCTACGCGCTCAACGACGGCTACGGTCATTTGTGAAGATGACGTACTACTACGATAGGGCAGGCGCAAACTGAATCGTAGGGGGCAGTAAACAGTGCTTTTATTGATACTTATGGATTTATTTTTAGTGCAATCGAGAGGTGGCAGATGGCAAAGACAACACAGAGTGATTGGGACAGAGCGCGAGCCTTGTACGAGGCAGACAAGTCGCTCAGACAGATTGCTGATGAAACAAGAATTGATAATTCTAATATAGCTAAACGAGCAAAAAAAGAAAACTGGCAGCGTGGTGTGCTACCTAAACTGATCGAAGATACTACAAGGGTTCGTGAGGAGTTTACCGCACTATTACCGCAGCAACAAAAAGTTGTCGAAGATGCGGTAACAGAACGGTTAAGACACTTGGATTTCTTCAAGCGTTCTACAATGAAGAATTTATCAACAATGATGCGCAAGGTGGATGAAACTTTGACCATTCAAGAGCATAGCGCAGCGCAAACTGCACTGCAAAAGGGAAAGGAAACGATCCTCGGCAAAGACATTGATACCGCAATTCAGATCAACAACACGCAACAAACCGCTGGCGACTTCAAGGGTTTGAGCGATGATGAGCTGGATACGATGCATGCGTTGCTTCAAAAGGCGAGTGCGTGACGCTACTCGAAAAGGTCAAGGCAGAGAAAGCACGTCGCGCGGCTTCGGCATCACTCTATGAGTTTGTTAAGCAGTCATGGCATGTGGTGGAACCTGGTGTTCCGTTTATGGAGTCATGGCACATCGAGGAGATCTGTGAGCATCTCGAAGCCGTGAGTGCTGGCGAGATACATCGACTGCTCATCAACATCCCTCCTCGGCATTCAAAGTCAACGATTGTGTCAGTGATGTGGCCTGCATGGGAATGGATTACGGATCCTAGCATGAAGTTTTTGTGTGCGTCATACTCTGGCACATTGTCAACGCGCGACAATCTGAAGACAAGACGATTGCTACAATCACCGTGGTATCAAGAGCGTTGGGGTCACATGTTCAAGTTTGCTGGCGATCAGAACGCAAAGCAACGCTTCGAGAATGACAAGACGGGTTATCGTATCGCTACGTCTGTTGGTGGTACGGCAACGGGTGAGGGTGGAAATAGATTGATATGTTTGCACGAAAACAGTTATATTATGTGCGAGCAAGGTGCAATCAAAATTAAAGACCTTGTGGATAACCAATTAGACACACGGGTGCTGGCATTCGATCATAACAACAGTAAACCAGTTTATGCAGACATTTTGCGATATGAAGTTTCGGAAGGTCGCAAGTCTTTTAAATTGATTACTGATAATGGCGATATAACTGCTACGCACGATCATCCAGTGTATGTTGTTGGTGTTGGATATGTTCCACTTGAAAAGGTGAATCAAGGTGATCGTTTATTGCGCTGTGTGTGGGAAAGAGTTGAATCGGAAACCGAGTCAAATAGCTCGTGCAAAAAATTCAATATGCGGGAAAGAATGCGAGGCGGAGCTAAAGCGACGATCAGCAAACATCGTCAATTGCCAAGTGTGCGGGAAAGATATAAAGCGTTCACCAGCGCACGCAGCTCGAATGAAAGAAGTGATATGCTGCAGTCATACTTGTCATGGAGTCTGGATGCGAGAGAAAGCGCAGAAGGTCGGTCTTGGTTTGCAAGACGCTTCATGCACAACATGCGGAAAGACTATTCAGCGTGTGTTAAGCAAAAAGCGCAAAGCGTTCTTTTGTTCAAAAGAATGTGGGGACAAAGGATTGTCGATAATACATTCTCAACCAAAAGTAACAAAGAATTGTTTGCAATGTGGCACAGAGTTTTCGGGATCGCCATCTCAAATGGCGTTAAAGAAAACATGTTCAAGAAAATGCGGTGGTCTTATGCGCAGCAAGTTGCAAAGCGGAGAGAACAACGGACGATACATTCATGGCAAAGCAATAGAGCGGTATCCTTTGGCGTTTCGGCATGCAGCAAAAGCAGTGCGCATAAGAGATTTAAACAAATGCCGATGGTGTGGAATGAGCAGAGAAAAGCACGGAAAAACGCTCGATGTGCATCACATAGATTACAACAAGGACAACAACAGCATGAGCAACCTTATTACGCTTTGCCGGTTTTGTCATGGGACGATGCACGGGAATTTAGCTTCACGTCAAAATTGGTCGAAGACATTGTCATTGGTATTGAATCAGTAGATACACCAGAAAAGGTTTACAACGTCGCAATTAATACCCATCACAATTATTTTGCTAATGGGTTGCTACTTCACAACTGCGACGATCCTCATGGCGCACAGGCGGCTCAGTCGGAAGCAATGCGGGAAAGTGATCTTGAGTGGTTTGACATGGTGTGGTCAACACGTCTAAACAATCCAAAGACCGATGCAATGGTAGTTGTCATGCAACGTCTGCACGAGCGTGACATTAGCGGTCATATCCTTAACGACATCAAAGGCTGGGAGCATATCTGTATTCCGGCTGAATGGGATGGGAAGCATCGCAAGACTATCCTTGGCGCATATGATCCGCGCAAAGTAAAAGGCGAGCTGATATGTCCAGATCGGTTTGGCGATAAAGAAATCACAATGCTCAAGCAATTGCTTGGATCGTATGGCAGTGCCGGTCAGTTGCAACAGGATCCAACGCCAAGTGGTGGTGGTATCCTAAAAACCAAACACTTTGGTTTATGGTCAGCCGATGATGGACTGCCTCCTTTCGAGTACATCCTGCAATCGTATGACTGCGCGTTCACCGAGAAGACAACAGGCGATCCGACAGCTTGCACAGTCTGGGCAATCTTCACGCATGAAGGGTTGCACAACGCGATGCTAATCGATGCATGGGATGAACACCTTAGTTACCCAGATCTTCGCGCCAGAGCCATCAAAGATTGGAGTACAGAGTATGGTGGCATGAGCAAAGAGTCACCGCATTCACGCGCACGCAGACCGGATCGTATTCTGGTTGAAGCGAAGGCAAGTGGTCAGTCACTCTTGCAAGATCTGAGATTGGCGAAAGTTCCTGCCGTAGGTTATAATCCTGACAGAGCAGACAAGATTTCACGAGCGCACCAAGCTGCACCTACACTTGAGCTAGGATTGTTGTGGATTCCAGAGTCTAAAAAGAATCGCGGCCAACCTGTTAGTTGGGCATCCGCATTTTTAAAACAACTCGCAAAGTTTCCCGTTGCCGAGCATGACGATTATGTTGATACCTTCACGCAAGCCATTATCTATTTCAAGAACGATAGATGGTTTGAGCTACCTGAAGCCAAAGACTATGATGACGTGCCAAGCAAAGCGAAACCGAGAATCAATCCTTATGCGGTGTAGACATGGCAACGATTAAAGACTTAGCAGAACAATATGGACTTGAAGACTACGAGCAATTGCTTGGTGGTTATCCTAATGCAACAAAATTCGTCACTGGATTAAAAGACGCAGCGGTGCGCTCAGTGCCAACAACTGAGCAAATGCGTGATCTTAATTTTATTATTGATACCGCTGGACTTGGTGGTGCGATTAAAGCCTATCATGGTACGCCACATCTGTTTGACCGGTTTGATATGTCAAAAATTGGGACAGGTGAAGGTGCGCAAGCGTATGGGCATGGACTTTATTTAGCGCAAGATCCGAGTATTGCTGAAAGCTATAGAAAAAATTTAACAGCCAATTCTGCTACATTAAATGATAAAAAATTTGATGATATTGTAGACGAATTGGACAAAAGTGCATTTGATTACACTAGAACGTATGGAAGCAAAGAAAAAGCATTAGATGCTTTAAATTCAAAAATAAAAGATGCAAGCAAGTTTGATGATGTGGACTGGTTAAATATTGTTAAGCATAGATTAGAAAACTCAAAATTTGAAAAGCCACAAGGCAACATCTACGAAACCTCAATCCAATGGCCAAACGCAGAGCGTGAAGCAATGGATCCACTTGGCGAACATCATTTGCTGGATTGGAATCAACCCGCTGAAGGCTATGTGCAAGAAGCTATCCCAAGAAAGATACGCGAGTTACAGAATGCGCGTGACGCGATTTCGTCTAAGTATGTCGATGATGAATTCAATCCAGATGATTTGTTTAGCAACACTTACTCATTTCCAAGCAAAGAAGATAAATCAGCTATGGACAGGATTGCTGAAGAAATCGTTATGCACAAGAATATGTCACCAGCGTTTGAGAAAGGCGCAGAAGGATCTGTCACTTATAGCAAATTAGTAAAAATGCTTGGATCACCAGAAAAAGCATCGGAGTATTTGCATAGCTTAGACATCCCAGGCATTAAATACTTAGACGCAACATCTCGTGGCACTGACAAAGGCACACGCAACTTTGTGACGTTTGGCGACGAATACCCACAGATTGTAAAACGTGCTGGTAGTTTGGATGAGCTTGCAAATAAATACAACGAGATGCATCCAGATAAAAATCATGTGTCATGGGATCTTACTTCTGATTCACATTTTGATGAAGAAGGTTATGAGATGCCTGGTGATCCTTATGTTTTAATTGAAAAAGTATATACGCATCCAGATGACAGAAACAAAGGTGTTGCCACTAGATTAATGTCTGATGCTATGAGAGAGATAGAAAGCAAGCACCCAAACATGCCAATTAAATTGTCGCCAATACCTTTGGATAAAGATACTGACATCGAACGACTAGCGGATTTTTATAGAAAGTTTGGCTTTGATGAAATGCCAGAAGGTCACATGCAGAAGTACGCAGAAGGTGGCTCAGTAGACAAAGACAGTTTGCAACTAAACAAACCACGCAGAACACCAAATCATCCAACCAAGTCACACATCGTGAAAACAATGGTAGACGGCAAAGAGAAGATCATTCGCTTTGGTGAGCAGGGTGCCGAAACAGTAGGCAAACCTAAAGAGGGTGAATCAGATCGCATGACGGCAAAGCGTGAATCGTTCAAGGCACGTCATGCAAAGAACATTGCAAAAGGGCCGAGTAGCGCAGCTTATTGGGCAAACAAGGTTAAGTGGGCAGAAGGAGGCGAAGTGGATATAAGAGATGATGAAGGTTATTTAGATGACTTAAATCGACTAAAAAAAGCATACGAACGTAGCAACTTCGGACCAAACGATTCTGTCATTGCGTCAACAATACATCATCCAATTGAAGCGGCAAAGCGTGCAAAAGATTCTTTGATGCGTAGCATTGATACTGCTGGTGGTGTACCACGCGAAATATTGGATGAATCAAGTGCATTTCCATTTGGTATTGCACCATCAATGGATGAACAGGCACAGGCTGGACTTGACTTGGCAGGATTGATGCAGACAGGTGCAATGCCGTTTGCGCCAGAGTCTGCTGGTGGCACACTTGGTACGTTGCATAAATTCCGTATTGGAGATTTGGGTTATGACTTGCGATTTGATGATAGAAAATTAGAGCAAGACAAATTACAAAACATGGTATTGCAATTATCGCGTCCAGAAAATGAAAAGCGCATTATTAGTCTTGCAAACTATGAAGGTTATCCTTGGGTAACAACTATGTCAGATCGTACCAATGTTGGCAATTTGCATTACATTAATGACCGTCCAGTTGATGTTGATTTACAAGGCGGTCAAGATTATATGTTTAATAATCCTGGTCAAGTATGGGCATCTGCACAAGCACCTGTTAATGCTATTATGAAATATGGTAGAGAACTAAGTGAAAGAGCTGGTGGATTAGATCCACTTTACATGCCTTGGCGCATGGCTCCAACAGGCGGTGATTATGCAAATATGACTGGCGAAACAATGCTCAAATATATGCGTTCAAATATGAACAAGAAAGAGCAACGTGCCGTGAATAAAGGCATAAAAGATTTCATTCCAGACTTTAAAGGGATTGAATATGAAGAAGGAATTGATCAGTTCAGAAATGCACCAGATAAAGTTAGAAAGGCGTTAAAGAATCATCTTGATACAAAATACAGAAACGCTGGCGGGATTAGTATTGGTGAAGCTAGACTTGCTGTTGCTGATCCTAGCCAACTTTTAGCACCAGATACTGGCTTACAAAATGTTGGTCAGATATATATTGGCAATCCTATTATTCAAGAGTCTGGTCATCGCGCATATCCTAGAGGCGTGCCAGGACAAGGATTAGGCGTGCTTGACCGAGATGTGATGGCGTATGACTTAATGCCAGAGGTTGCAGAGTATCGTGGTTTGATTGATTTAAAAAAACCAAGAACAACAGATATTCGTGCATTACAAATGAAGCCTTATGGCGGCATTATTACCGACAAAATACTTAAAAATCTTGGCTACGCCAAAGGCGGTGAAGTAAATGCGTTGCATGATAAGTATGCTGAAGGTGGCAGTGTTAACACAACGCCAATTAGCTATGGGTTTGAATATGATCAAATGGCAAATTCACTTGGATTAAATAATATCAATTATGGCGGGTTAAATAGTGGCAACACTAAAACAACAACTGATACGCCAAAAACAACTGATACTACACCAGTTACCTCTGGACTTTCTGCGTTGACAGATACGCCAATTGAGAAAGCTAGTACAACTGTTGATACACCGGCTGATGCTACACCAAAATATAAAAGTCCATACTATCATGCTGAATTCAACCCAACAGGTAATTTAGTTTACACGACAAGACCTGGAACTAATCCTGGCATACCAGATGCAGTTGATAGGTATCAGCGTGATAAAGACGGAAACTGGCATGATTATGGTGCTGAAGGATTAGTCATGTACGGTGACACACCAATGACTAGCCGTCAAAATGTAGAGCTAAATCTTAAAAACGCACAACAAAAAGCAGATGATATATTAGCTGCTCAGCGTGCCATGGTTGTTGTAAATGCAATGCCATTTAATCCTTTTCATCAATCATGGAATGATACGATGGCAGATCCGTTAAAGGATCCTATTAATCCAGCGTATCAAGCACGACAAAATGTTTTAGATTGGCAAAAGCATTTAGACACTTTTGAACCTTATAAACCTTTTACGCCTCAGCAATATGCTAAAGGCGGAAGCGTAAAAGACCTGCACAACAAGTACGAAGAAAGCGACTATGGCTATGGCAACAGACCAGACAAGACTAAGAAAGGTCTTGGATACTTCGGAGAGCTTGAAAGACCAGACGGCACAGGTGTGATGACTGAATACTCAATTGGCGTGCCTATCAACGGTAAAGAAATGGACGTGCCAACGCTGGTACCAACGCTAACACCTGACGAGATCCGTCTTATTCTTCATATGCAAGATGGTGAGGATATGCCTCGCAGTATTGTGCATAAAGCTATTGACCATGCACATCAACGCTTATCAGAAGGCAAACCCATCTTTGCAACAGAAGAAGACTTGTACGCTCACGGTGGTATTGTAGACGTGCTTCACAATGATGCGATTGAGCAAATCATGAAAGCATTTATGGATAGTATGGCGGATGATGAAGAACCATCGGCACCTGCTGTATCAATTGAAATTACAACGCAAAACACCGAAACACCACGACGTGGTAAGATACCCAAATCCATAGCAAGAGAGGCAAAGCATGGCTAAGAAATTTGAAGACGACTATATCGACGAAGAAGACGAAGAAGAAATGGAAGGTGAAGACGTAGAGTTTGATCCTGACGAAGAATCTGACGTAGAAGACACAGAGGATGGCGGCGCTATCCTTAAGCTCAGAAACGAAAAAGACGAAAAAGAACAGTCAGCGCATTTTGCTAACATCATCGATGAAGTAGATCAATCTGACTTGTCAGATATGATTGAGGATCTGCTAGAAAAGATTGATCGCGATAAAGAAGCTCGCGAGAAACGCGACAAGCAATACGAAGAAGGTCTGCGCAGAACAGGTCTTGGCGATGATGCACCGGGTGGCGCACAGTTCTCAGGTGCAAACAAGGTTGTGCATCCGATGCTAGTCGAAGCGTGCGTGGATTTCTCTGCGCGTGTGATGAAAGAGATCTTTCCATCTAACGGGCCTGTCAAAACTAAAATACTAGGCGAGCAAGAAAAAGAAAAGCTCGCCAAGGCACAGCGCAAAGCTGACTTTATGAACTGGCAGCTAACTGAGCAGATGCCAGAGTTCAGAGGCGAGCTAGAGCAACTCAGCACGCAATTGCCACTGGGTGGTGGTCAATACCTCAAATTGATGTGGAACAACCAGTACAAGCGACCACAGGCTGAATTCATTGCTATCGAGGACGTTTACCTGCCATTCGCTGCAACCAACTTCTACTCAGCAGAGCGTAAAACGCATGTGCAGTACATCACCAAGATGGAATACGCACGTCGGGTTAAAGCCGGTATGTACATCGACGTTGACTTAGGTTACGCAAGCGAACCAGAGTTCAGCAAAGCATCACAAGCAAACGACAAGATTGAAGGTCGAAAAGAAAGTAGCTACAACGAAGACGGTCTTCGCACTATCTTTGAAATTTACACGTTCCTAGACTTTGGTGATGGCATGGAGCCATACATCCTAAGCATCGACAAGACGACAAGCGAAGGCTTATCGCTTTACCGCAACTGGGAACCTGAAGACGAGAACCGCAAAGAGTTAGACTGGATCATTGAGTTTCCATTTGTGCCTTGGCGTGGTGCTTATCCAATCAGCTTGACGCAAATGATTGGCGGCTTATCAGGCGCAGCTACTGGTGCGCTTCGTGCATTGCTTGACTCAGCGCACATTCAAAACGTGCCTACGCTATTGAAACTCAAAGGCGGTCCAAACGGTCAAACCATTAACGTGCAACCCACTGAGGTGGTCGAGCTTGATGGTGGCGCAATGGTTGATGACGTGCGCAAGATTGCCATGCCACTGCCATTTAACGGTCCATCGCCTGTGTTGTTCCAATTACTTGGATTCCTAGTGGATGCCGGTAAAGGCGTGATTCAAACGTCGTTTGAGAAGCTATCAGATCAAAACCCAAATCAACCCGTCGGTACAACGATGGCATTGATTGAACAGGGGATGGTGGTATTTAGTTCGATTCATGCGCGTTTACATAACTCAATGGATCGCGTTCTGAAAGTATTGCATCGCATCAACTCTGCGTACCTAACAGTTGAAGACTTGAAAGCATACGAGGCTGGACTTGAAATTGATCCGTCAGACTTTGATGGTCCAATGGATATTATTCCAGTCAGTGATCCTGCTATCTTTAGTGAAACGCAACGCTTTGCACAGAACCAAGCTATCCTGCAACGCTCACAACTGTTCCCGCAGATGTACAATCAACGCAAAGTTGAAGAAGCGTTCTTGACTGTAATGAAATTGCCACCCGATGATTTCTTGCAACCAGAACCCGGCAAAGAGGATATAGATCCGATTTCTGAGAACGTCGCTGCGTCAATGGGAAGACCAGTTTATGTATTGCCAAAACAGGATCATCTTGGACACTTGATGACGCACATGGCATTCTTGCAGTCACCATTGTTTGGCAGAAATCCTGCAATCATTACGAACTATCTTTATCCAATGTCGCTTCACTTGCGAGATCATCTATTGAATTATTATTTAACAGAGTCACACAGTGCAGCATCTAAAGCGGAGAAAGACAAAGTGATTGGCAACGATGTGTCAGAGCAAGTCAAGTTGATGATGCAGGTGCAACAGTTTATCGAGCAACAATTGGGTGGGTTTGGTCAAGAGCTTGCGACCATTACGCAAGAAGCACAGCAATACAAACCACAACCACAATTGCCACCCGATAACACCATGCAGGTTGCACAGCTCAATGCGCAAACACAACAGGCGGCAATGCAACAACGTGCGCAATCTGATCAAGCTAAATTGCAAATTGAACAAGCTAAATTGCAACAGTCACAACAAACTGATCAAGCTAGAATGCAACAATCACAAGAACTTGAAAAAGCAAAACTTCAATTAGCTGCTCAAGAAAACATGATGGCAATGCAACGTGATGCACAACGTGAAATGGCAGATGCGAAACAAGCTGCATTTGAAGCACAAGTAGAAAATCAACGCTCTGCCGCTGAAATCCAGGCAAGAGAGCGTATGAACGCTGCTGATAATGAAACAGCGATGCGACTTGCGCAAGCTGAGATCATAAGCGGTGAAAAGTTTGGTGTCAGCACTGGCACTGGAATCAATCCTAATCCTTAACGGAGATATGACATGAGTGATACAAAAGGTAAAGCGGTACCTATGACTGGCGCATTTGTTAAGCAACACAAACGCATGGCAGCCGGTGAAAAGCTAGACGGACAAAAAATGCCAAGTGCGCCAAAAGAGTCTAAGACTCCTGCATGAACATTGAGTCAAAATTACTCAATCGCCTTAAAGAGTCACAGCTTCGATATAGCGTTGACTCTTTAAAGCAACCAGTACAGCGCGATGCTTTTGAGTACGGGCATCGCACTGGCGTGGTAGCCGGTTATGAGGCTGCCATCAACGTACTCTTACAATTAATTGATGAGGACAAATATCGTGACAACGATTTATGAGAATGCTTTAGCTGAGGCTTTCCCTGCTGTAGAAGCAGGCATCCAGCCTTTTGGAAGCCGCGTTCTGGTGCAGATTCGTACTCCAAAAAGTACATCGGCTGGCGGCATTATTTTAAGTACCGACACAAAAGATACTGAGAAGTGGAACACGCAGGTGGCTAAAGTTGTGTCTATTGGTCCGGTTGCTTTTAAGAACAGAACCACATTAGAAGCATGGCCGGAAGGCGATTGGTGTCAGGTAGGTGATTTTGTGCGTGTTGCAAAATATGGCGGTGATCGATACGAGGTGCCGGTAAATAGTAACGAATCAGCAATGTTTGTGATATTCAATGACTTGGATATTATCGGCAAAGTGTTAACTGATCCTTTAAAAATTAAAGCATTCATCTGATAGGAGATGGGAAAATGGCAAACGATATATTAAACGAAGACGACGAATTTGATAACGAAGGCAATGACAGTGATATTGTTATTGTCACTGATGACTCAGATGATGAGGATCAAGACGAGCGAATTCTTGGTAGTGATGCAAATGAGGATGAACGCGCAGCAATTCGTGAACGTCGCAGAAAAGAAAAGCTAGAACGTAAAGATAGAAAAGAAACAGCAATCAAGCGCGACAAGATGGAGCTTGATTTCCTTCGCAAGCGTAACGACGATTTAGAGCGCAGATTGACCGCCCAAGAAACTCGTGCGCAACGATCTGACATCAACAACATTGACTCACATTTACAGCAAGCCGTGAATGAAGTTCACATGGCAGAGCGCGTTATTGAAAAGGCTGTTGATGCTGGAAATGGTGCTGACGTAGCACAAGCGATTAGACTTCGTGATCAAGCTATTGCGCGTGCAAAAGAGATTAATCAAATCAAGTTGCAAGCAGAACGTCAAAACGCACCGCAACAACCGTCTATTGATGAGCTTACCATGTTCCATGCACGCGAGTTTATGCAAGATCATAAATGGTACGATGCGACAGGCGATGATGAAGATTCTGCTGTTGTGTTGGCTATTGATAAGAAGCTGGCAAAAGAAGGATTGGATTCACGCACTGAAGAATATTGGGATGAGTTGCGTAATCGAGTAGAAAAAAGATTGCCACACAAGTTTGGCAGAAACGCAGGACGTACACCGCGTGGCGGGCCTAATGTTGGATCTGGTCGCGAACATGCGCCAACGTCAACACGAAAAGAAATCTATGTCAGCCCAGAACGTAAAGCTGCGTTGATTGAAGCTGGTGTTTGGGATGACGCTGTATTGAGAAGTAAGTATGTCAAGCGTTACGCTGAATACGACAGAAAGAATAAAAATTGATTTTTAAAAATTTTTTACTATATAATTTACACAACCGCTGAAAGGAGCGAGTCATATGACAACAACAGACGAACGCATTAGATCAAACAAACCCGCTGGAAACGATATTCGGACAAGTCGCACGATGAAAGATCGAGCCATTGAAGAAAATCGGGAAGTCACAGACGATGAGCGAGTAGAAATGTTCCGTCAACAATTTTTTAATTCGTCTTTACCGGATTTACCCAGTATCGATGGCTGGCACACTTGCTGGCTAACAACGACGAATCCAAGAGATTCAATCCACACGCGCATGCGTTTAGGTTATGAAGCAATTAAGCCGGAGGACATTCCAGGCTGGGAATATGCCACACTTAAAACAGGCGACTGGACAGGATTTATTGGTGTGAATGAGATGCTTGCATTCAAATTGCCAAACTCATTGTATTTTAAATACATGAAAGAAGCTCATCACGATGCGCCACTCCGCGAAGAAGAAAAACTTACGGATACCGCTGACTTTTTAGAGCAAAGCGCAAAAGCATCAAAATCACGTTTGTCTATTGGTGAAGGTAATTTGGAGTTGGGCGACGATAGAGAGGCTCTTTTTGACCTCTAACCAAACTAATTTTTAGGAGCTATTATGTCTACAACAAGCGCACCTTATGGCTTTAGACCTTCTTTCCACAACAGTGGTCAGATGCGTCCAAAAGCCTATACAATCGCAAGTGCTTACGCTGCGTCTATTTACTCTGGTGATCCAGTTAAATTAGTCACCGCTGGTACAATTCAACTTGGTACGTCTGACGGCACACGCGCAGGAACTACTGACGGCATTTCATTGCTCGGTATTTTTGCTGGCGTTGAATACTTAGATTCAACTGGCAAACCAACCATTGCTCCATTCTGGACTGGTGGTACGACTGGCACACAGATTGTTGCTTGGGTATTTGACGATCCAGAAACTTTATATGATGTTCAGTTTGCAAACCCAGGAACACCTGGTACTGATTCAGTTCAAACTGCGGTTGGTGCTGAATGCGACTGGCGACCAACAGCAGGCGGTTCAACTGCAACTGGTATCAGTTCAACTTATTTAGCGGCAGAATCAGCTACATCCGGTCAATTCCAAATCACCGGTTATGCTTATCTTGTTACCGATTCACCAACTGATGCTTATGTAAATATGACCGTTCGCTTGAACGAGGCACAATACAAAGCACCTGTTAACACAGTAAGCTAAAAGGAGATTATAAATGGCTACTCCTATGAGAAGTACGGACTTTAGATCCGTAGTAGAACCAATCCTAAATGAAGTTTTTGATGGCGTTTACGAACAACGTGCTGATGAATGGAAACAGGTTTTCACCGAGCAAAAAGGTATTGCGCGTAACTATCACGAAGAACCCGTTTTATACGGATTCGGTGCCGCGCCTGAGTTACCTGATGGCATGGCTGTTACTTATCAATCAGGTGGTGTATTGTTCTTACAACGCTACTTGTACAAAGTGTACGGTCTTGCGTTTGCATTAACCAAAGTATTGGTTGAAGACGGTGATCATATCCGTATCGGTCAAACTTACGCTAAACACTTAGCGCAATCTTTGGTTGAAACAAAAGAAACCTTAGCCGCTAACATTTTGAACCGTGCTTTCAACGGCTCATATACAGGTGGTGACGGTGTATCTTTGATTGCAACAAACCATCCAATCGTTTCTGGTACATTCAGCAATCAGTTAACTACTGCCGCTGCGTTATCACAAACATCGTTAGAACAGTTGTTAATTCAAATCCGCAACGCTGTTGACAACAACGGCAAACGTATTCGCTTAACACCAAAACAAATCGTTACCGGTCCTAGCAACGTATTCCAAGCTGAAGTGTTATTGAAATCAGTTTTGCGTGCTGGCACAGCAGACAACGACATCAACCCTGTTAAATCTTTGGGTTTACTTGGTGATGGTCAAGCTAACTTATCTCGTATCACTTCTACAACTGCATGGTGGGTTCAAACTGACGCACCAGAAGGCTTGAAACTGTTAATGCGTCGCCCATTAGAGAAATCTATGGAAGGTGACTTTGAAACAGATTCAATGAGATATAAGGCGACAGAGAGATACGTGATCGGATGGACTGATCCAAGGGGAATTTTTGGTACGTCGGGCGTTTGATCCCTTATAAATCAAGCGTTTAAGTTAAAAATGAGAACCCACGAAAGTGGGTTTTCTTTTGTCTGTTGATACACTGTTCCTTCTGTAGTATTATAACAATACACTTAACAGGAGGTATTATGAAAAACGTAATTTATAAAATTAGAAATATATTGAATGACCATTATTATATTGGTAGCACGGTTGATTCAAGAAAACGGTTTTGGGAGCATAGAAAGAATTTAAGAAATGGAACGCATGATTGCATTCATTTGCAACGTGCATGGAACAAGTATGGCGAGGATTGTTTTAAATTTGAAATAGTCGAACAATTAAATGATCGCAGTGAATTATATCCAGCAGAACAAAAATGGATAGATAAGCATTTTAAACAAAATTATTTTTATAATGTGTCACCAAATGCAGATTCTCCTATGCGAAATGCTACGCCAGAAATGCGTGCGCATTTATCAAAAATAGCTAAAGCATGGCATAAAAAAAATGTACATCCTATGCAAGGAAAAAAAGGAACACCAGAGCAAAATGCGCATTTATCAAAAGTATTAAAAGGATTGCATGCTGGCGAAAAACATTACCGCTATGGTAAATCGGTATCGGAGGAAACGCGCAAAAAGATAGGCGACACGCAACGTGGAAAGCCAAAAGGCGAAGGAAGAAAAGTATCACCAGAAGGCATGGCTAAAATACGCGCAGCATCAGAGGCTGGTCATTATAGTCATTGGAAAGGAAAAGCACACACGGAAGAAAGCAAAGAAAAAATGTCAAAAAAAGTAATTTGCGTAAATGATAATATTATTTTTTCTAGTCTTACAAAAACGCTTGAGCATTATCAAATACAAATGCCAACACTGCGACGTGCATTATTATCTGAAAAGCCAATACAGCGTGGACGTTTAACTGGATATGTTTTTAAGTATTATGAATGATATGATAGACTAACATTATCTGGAAACCCAAACGCTATGCACGACTGACCAGACAGACGACATGAAGACTGCATAGTAAAACCTTTCATGTGAGGAATCAAAATGGCTTCAACTACATTTA